TGATCATAGCTAGGAATGCCTGGTCCCCACTGCGAACAGGGGTTAACACCGCCGTCGGTCAGCACATGTTGATGGAACCACGGCCATGCACAGAATGGACCGCTTTGCACGTTTTATCTCACGAATGCAGCAGCTATAGTAGGGCCAAGCGTGGGGTTTTTCGTCCATACCGGAAACGGATTGATACCCACGTATCCAAGCTGACTAGTTGGTAGGCGAATGCTGTTTATGGTAGCCATGAAGTCGTTCATGAGCACACCTTTTTGGAATAGATTGCCCACAGGCTCGCCTGTCTGACCAGAATAGTATGTGGCCATGTTAGCCAATACCTGTATCAGCTCGTCTGGCACACCCGGACCACCAAAGACACCAAGTGCCAGTTGATAGGCATTGGTACTCATGTTGGTTACGTATCTGGCCGGAGAATTAGACAACGCATAATTGGTGTAATCATTGCTAGACGGCAATGGTACACCTTTGGAATTGGCCCACTGATATGCACCACCCTGTTGCGTGCCCTGCAGTTGTCCGCTTTGAGTGGCTAATTGTTTTTGTATGTTGCTTTGGATGATATCTTTAGGACCGCTCATTAGTATACCTCGCCATCTAAATTTTCATTCTGATAAGGATATGCAACAGGAGGTGGCTCATTGTCGCTGGGATCGCCGCCGTATATACCGGGGTCATCAAGATAACCAAATCCGCTTACGGTATTATTGCTCAATGCTGCTGCTGTTGACAGATTAACTCCGAATACAGGATCGGGAGCTGGCTGATAGTAAGATTGATCATATCCAGTAAACACTCCGTATTGATCGTATGCGGGATTGCCAATTTCCAACGTCAAGCTCACTTGACCTTGTTGCACTCTGCGACGAGCGTACTCTATCTGCTGACGCTGTGTGAGATAGCGAGGGCCGTCTGGTCCATAATTGGAATTGAGCTGGTTATGATAACTGATGCGCAGGCTTGGTATCTGTTGTCCAGGAACTATGGTTGGTTGGGCATTCAGCTGAGCTGCATCATCTGGCACACCCGGACGATAACTCACTGTGCCGGTCACTGGGTCGTAGCTGCTGGAATAGTTTGCACCAACGGTTGTTAACACTCTTCCACCACCAAAATTGAAGGCTCCAAATGTGCCTAGCAGGTTATAAATGCCTGATCCAGTTACCTGAGTAAACTCCGTAGCCTCGTCAAACTGCACGTATTGTGGTATGTTAGGTAGCTGACCTTGTGGCAAGCCAGTCAATCCATAATTTTCTGGTATCGGGAAATTGCTTGGATTACCGCCGATAGTTGTTGCGCCGTTTCTTGGAGGAGTACCTGGTCCATACACAACGTCTGATGCAGCAGATGCGCTGACATATGATACTTGTCCTGCCGGCACGTTAAGATCAGTGCCAGGTTGGTATTTGTTTGAAGAAGCTATTATGGCTGTGTAATTTGCACCAGATACACCTGCAGCCGGCGGTGCAGCTGCTATAGGACTGGTTATGTTTGGTCGATCAGCAAAGATGCTTGGTTGATAATCCACTCCGCTAAGATTAGTTGGCCCCTGTGCCGTCGGTATTGGTGCCGGAGTGTAACTTGGCTCGATGTACGGAGAAGCAAAGAGTCCAAATTGTTCTGCCAGCTCTACGGTCAATGTTCCGGCATTATACTGAAGAGTTTCATATGTCAGCGTCATGCGAAAATCTTCAAGATCGCTGCTGCTGGTGTCGTGGTTTCCAAAATCAATGCTGCTTACTTTGGGATTCAAATATGTCGTAAGCGTATATTCGCTGCCGTAAAGTGCATAGATGTTTAACGCCGTAAAGAATTGTATTTGATTGACCAGCGGGCGCAATCCCCAGCCAGTGCTGTCATCAAAGGTTGGATCAACCACGCTGGTTCCCATGGTAGCAGCAGATTTATATCGTGCATCGCCAAAATAATAATTGAAATACTCAACCCACATTGTTAAAGGGGCGTTGTCTACCGTGTCATATATGGAGATGCTCACAGGCTTGTATTCTGTTTTAGTATAAGCATATCTCTTGCGATTATATTGGTTCAACTCACGTTGTTGTAGATCAATGTTAGGCTTGTCAATGGTCCTGATCTTGAAACTAACACCGCCTTGCCAGTTGCTGATCTTGTTTAGATTGCTAAACATGCTCAAAGCTTCTGGACTAACCTGGAAGTTGGCATAGAACATATACTTGACCCTGGGGATCTGGTACATGGTTTGGCCAGGACTGTTGGCTCCAAAGAATACCGAAGCATATGAGGTATTTTTCAATATGGTTGCCATGCAGATATTTAGCCATGAAAAAGCCGCTGGTTTTTAGGCCAGCGGCTTGTTGATTAGCCGTTTAGATTAACCCATTTGTGGTCCGAATCCAGTCTGTACAGGATCAGTTGTCATGATGTCCGGATCCTGTGTAGCGTTGTCATAACGTATTGTCAACGTGATCATCATTGATTCACTGTTGCTGTAATCAAACGTATCATAAGCTACTGTTTCTAGGTAGCAACCTTCCAGATACCAGTTTTCAAGCACACCGTCATTGGAACCATCAAGGGTTTCAATCTGCGTGTTGAACTTGTAGTTGATACCAGATAGGAATGATGTCTGGTTAAAGTGGTTCATCTGCTTCTGCAGCTGATAAGCAACCAAGGTGCTCACGCTGCTGCTGACGTCATCGCGTACAGTAATTTCAATGGTTTGCCATTCTGGCTTTTGTGCCACGTACATGATGTTGTTGTAGCTGTGTATTGGCGTGCTATTGTGCTGAATGCTAGGACGACCAGCTGTAGCCACCTGCACTGTGAGCTGCGTGGCTGCTCCTGGAGGTCCAAAACTCTGCATGCTCACACGGAATCGATACTTCAGCTTTGGCATTAGAATGCCGTTGCCGCTAACGCCCGGAACTATCGGAACGCCAAACTGGCTGAGTGTTGGGGTGAAGGCCATGTCCTAATCTCCTGTCTTGCAATAGTATTTATGCCTGACCGAGATTGATAATCTTAGGGGTTACAGCTTGCGCGATTTTGGAATCTTGCTGTCAGCACTGCTGACACAGGCGCTGCTGATACATGGCATCGGACTGTCAAAAAGCTTGAATCCTGTTTCTATATAACCCAGAGGTTTGTCACTGCAGCTGTAACTACGTTTGATAGCACCGTCGGGCTCTCGGATGATGATGCTGCGATACCCGCTCTCGCAGTCCCAGCCCTTGAAATTGTTGAAGTTGAACGCATTGAAACGTTCAGCTTGATCCATATACCATTTTTGTCCAGTATCATCTTCAAATTCCACCTGCATGATCTGCGGTACAGATGCATCATCCCCGTTATCGATGCTCATCCTCTGCATGCTCATCTTTGGCTTTGGTCGTTTCACCTTGCTCTTAACTGTTGTGAAATCGCGCTGCGGCATGCCATTATGCAGTGTAGCTAACTGTTCTGCAGTATAACCATCAACTACCTTGCTAGCAGTAGGGTCGCTCTGCGGTTTCAAAGTCACGTTTATCCCGCGGCTTAAGAAGTATTCTGCCTCAGCATAGAGCGTATCAAACCATTCTGGTACCATCACAGTGTTTACGGTAACCTGCACATCGCGCTCTTGAAGGAACACCAGCTTGTCTGCAAATTTCTCCGTATGAGCCTTGAGGTCACCTTGCTTGATTCCCTGCTCTCGATGCCAGCTAGCAGTGACGCTGACTCGATGTAGGTCTTTAGTAGCATCAACGTATTTCTCAAACCAACGCAGTCCCTGCGAGACGTTGCTGGTCATGTGTACGCTTTGATAATTGCAATTCTCAGTATCATTGGCATAGTGAGACAAAAGCTGTAGATAGTCTGGATATACGGTTGGTTCTCCGCCGCTGAAACTGAAATGAAAGCTGTTGTAACCTCGGTCGCGGCTCTGTCGTTTGATCTCATCCATGGTCAAGAGATTCAATTCTATTGGACGATAATCCTTGCTGTTGCTGCGTGCGTAAGGCCAACAATAGCTGCAGTTGTAATTGCAATACCTGCCAAGCAACCAACTCACAGCAAACATGTCTCTATACAGCAGGCTACGTTGGCCAAATTTCACTATCCTGTCAAAAGGTATCTTGGTAAAATCATAACTGCTCACTGCGTCATTCATGCCTGCACCTGTATAGGATCAATGCTTAGTTCGTTTATAGCAACACCGTTTGGTTGATCTACTACCCATTTAACATAGCTGGCGGCTAGATCAATGTCCATGCATGTACGATCTGGATGTTTGCTTTGGTTGTTGCTCAATGTCCCAAAGCTGATGTAGGACACTGTTGGACCTCCAGACCAAACTCCGGTTATATTAAGGCTGTTGCAATAGCTGCGCAGAGCCTTTTTCTCTTGTTGATATAACCAATCGCTGCCTTTGGTGGTCCTATCTGTGGTACTGCCTATGCAGACTATCTTAAGGTCATGCTTGGCTAACTTAGCAGCCTTATAGACAGTTTCCAAAACTAAGGTCTGGTGAAATTTCCATAATGCGCTGTTGTTTATGAACACATCATATTCAATGCACATGCGAGCTAGATTCTCAATGAGGTTAGATTTTGTGAGATCCCATCCATTGCTCCGGCTGACGAAGGTAGCATTAGGCCAAAGCGCATGCAATGATCCTGCCAATCCCTTGGTCGGGTTACCTGTTATCAATATCTTTGTCACAGATACCCTCTCAGTTCTGGCACTACGTCAATTATGTTTTGTCCGCGTATTTCATCTAGACGCTTGGTGTAAGAAACGAAACCATGCCAATGAGCGCCGTGATAA